GCAGTAATCTGCACCTTCTTCATAGGTGTTAATAAATTGTAATAAGGCCCTGATACGTTTTGTGGGTTAAAATCGCCATTTTGATCTACTATACGTAAAGTAAGCGACCCTGTTTGAAATTGATCGCTAAGAGCAGTACGGCCTCGATTAGTTTCAATTCTATTTATTTGATTAGATACATCTACGATTACAGCTGTAGAATCTGCTAATACATTTGTATCTAAAATACCTGTATCTAATATCATGGCTTGGGCAAAACTAGGGCCAGTGCTAAAGTTAATTACAGCATTTATTACAGGTACTGTCATTAGAACCCTTGTCCAGCAGGTACTGTGCTGTATCCATTTCTAGTGGCTACTTGGATACTTTCTGCAATAGCCTGGCTTAACTTATCGCCAGCCCCTGCTACATCGACAGTTACTCTCATTTCTTGTCCTGATCCACCCATGCTTATACCTGGTGTAAATCCTAATGCTAAGCCTAATGCTCTGGCTTCATTACTATAACCAAACTCTGGATTGTTTATAGCTACATCTGCAAGACTACCCATACGGCCACCACCAGCGGTAGCAGTTATTACACCACCTGGGCCTACCTGTGATGGGCTTACACCAAAAGAAATAATAAGATCTTTTACTGCTTTACTTAATAAATCAAACGCAGTTACTAAACTATCAGTAGCTTTATTTACTGCTTCTGCCAATTTTTTTAATGCTTCTGCCGCTTCCATTTCAGCTAATAACTTTTTAGCCAAGGCTTCATTATTATCTAATATGGCTAATTGCGCTCTTAAGCGTAATTTAGTTTCATCATCGGTTGCAGCATTAAGCGCCTGGGTAATTCCAATACGCTCTAAATCAAACTTCTTTTCTAGTTCTTTAACATTTTTATTTTCTATACCATTCTTAATACCCAATAAGCGTAATTCTTCTGCCCTGGCTTTGGCTAATTGATCTGCAACTCTTTTTTCTTGTTTAAGTTGTTGAACGTATATTCTGCTAGAACTGCGTTGCTCATTGACTGGTAATTCCCTAGGGCGTGCACCGCTTTTAGATAATGCATCAAATGCTAATTTTCCTACTCGACCACCTGGCTGTAATGATAATAATAAATTAGCTAAACCGCCCGATTTACTTACTACGGCTAAATCTTCTACTCTTTTAATTAATTTAGCCATACCATAAATGGCATCACCTATTGCAGTACCAAAATCTTCCATGGAGCCTGTAGCGCTTTGAATACTTGTATCTCTGCTTAATAAAGTTAAAGCATCTAATATGCCTTTACCAATTTCTTCTTTAACATTTTCGGATGCAACTTGCAATAAATCCATTTTGCCGGCATAAGTCTCTAACCTAGCGGCTGCCTGACCTGAGAACTTCTGATTAAGTTTGGCCATGATTGCATCCATGTCGCCAGTTTTTAATAACGCTTTATCTAAGCCGGCACCTAACCTACTTAATCCCTGTGTATTACCTGCATATGCCCTGGATAATGCTTGAGTTACCTGTGATAATGATTTACCTGTACCAGCTGCAACGTTTAATGCTGTGTTTAATGCGTCTTGGCTTTTACCAATAGATCCAGTTACTGTCAATAATTGCTGGAATGCTGGACGTAGTTCATCATCTAATACGCCTGTAGCTCTTTGTAAATTAGATATGTATAGTTCTATGCCTGGTGAACTAAATGCAAAACCTGTGTTTTTTAATTGTACTTCTAAAGATCTAGCTGCCTTCTCATCGGCTGCAAATGCTTTAACCGCATTCTTACTGTAATTGTATAAGGCTCTAGCGCTAAATACACCAAGTAAGGTTGTGCCTAATTTTTTAACTTGCTTATCAAATACGCTGACATCTTTTTTAGCGGTTTTTAACGCTTTACCATTCCAGGTTGCTGCCGCTGCTACAAATATATTGGCCATTACGCAACCTTCTTAATCGCTGTTTTGCGTGTAAATTCTACAGCTGTATTATCTATGGCTTTTAGTATTGCTTCATAAACTTTATTGCTATCTTGTGCCCAGGCTTTGTAAACTAAACGACCTTGCATTTTTCTACCAGTAGCACCACGTGTACCAGGTATTCTCTTAGGCTTAGTAACTGGCTCTAATTGCGCTATAAATTGTTGGCTAGCAAATGGGTTATTAGATTTGTAATAATCTAATGCCTGGCTCTTAGCAGATTTTCTAACATAAGTACCACTGCCTTCATGCTTAAATGTAAATGGTGCTCGGCCTTGTGGGTTTAATCTGCCTGCGGTTTCGTAAATAGAACCACCTCGGCTGACATTGTAAACATACTGGCTTACTTGCCAGCCATTTCTTAAAGTTTTATTCTTGCCAGGATTATATCCAATACCTGCTTTAACTACAGCACTATCAAATTTTGGAAATGGTCTTTCTACTACAGAAGATAATGGTTTAGACCAACCTGACAAAACCTCTGAGTCAGATGGCACAAAACTTTTAGCTTTATCTGCCACCTGTCTCATTAAAGGATCTATTGCACGGCTAATCCTTATTCTTAAATCTTCATCAATAAAACTTAAGCCATTAACGACATCTTTAACGCCTACGACCTCTACTGGCATTTTTGATCTCCTTGGCTCGATCCGTCAATACTTGCACGATTGCGGCAAACATTTCAGAATCCATATCTATGAACTCTTTAGGCGGTATTCTAAGTTCTACAGATAGCATCGCTATCGTGTAAAGAATTGAATCCCGCTGTATTATTTTTTTTCTTCGTCAAGTACCTCGACAGTTTCTAAGCTGTCAATAAATTCGTTACCGAATAAAGATACCTGTGCACCAGCCCTACGTAAACATTCCCAAGCTAGCCAATAAATATCGCTTTGCTTTTCTTCTTCACGCAGGGCTTTGCTTATTCCCATACCTCTTTTAATTTCAAAAGCGTACTCGACACCTGGTGTTATCTTATGCTCAGATACTTCACCATTAGCCCTTGTTATCTTTAGCTTTGCCATTATTACTCCTTAGTTAAAATGGTACCGAAGGTGATACTGTTACCTTAGAGTTTAGTGTAAACGTAACACTAGAATTTGCAATTTCAGCCACGCCGCCTTGACCCAGTGGGGTAAGGTTATTGACCAAAATTGAAAATTGATATGTAGGGTTAGCAGCTGAAACAGTAGTACCTTTAACAGTAATAACTGAGACTGACAGTGTTTGTCCGAAAGCATCATTTAATGTCTGCATTACTTCGGATGAAGCCCAGTCATTCATAAAGTCGATGGAAAATGTGCCAGATGACAAACCCTGGGTGAAGCGGTGTGCGTCATCCCCCATGGCTGTGATTTCTAGCTCGTCCACAATTTGATTGATAACAGCGCTAGTTACAACATCGCTAATATCGATTGATGGTGTAGTAGGCGCAGCGGCAGTAGCCAGTTTAACGCCTACTTTATTGTTTAGATATATGGCCATTGTTATTCCTCTTCTTTCTTGGATTGTGTTGCTTTTTCTTTAGGTGTTTCTTTGATTTGGCCTATCTTAATTAAGAAGGCTAAGTCTTGTGCATCGCTCATGTTTTAACTCCAGCTCGTTAGGATTGATACTGTTATCTCGCTAACCAAAAGATCGCCACTGTTTGCGCTAACGATTGATGGAGCTGAGACACTTGATATGTTTAGTGTTAGTGGTGCTGCCGCTAACTTTGTTACTACGGCAACTAGATAATCTTCCATACCAGCTAAATTGCCTTGATTATCTAATGCAGGTTTAGTTATTAAAATCTTAAAATTAGCCAAAGGTAATACTGTAATATGGTCATTGTTGCTCGGTATTAAGTACGGATCAGATGGAGTGATTACCACGCTGTTTGCGAGAAGTGTACTTGGTGGAAAACTAAACACTGACCAAACACCTGCATTGGTTAAAGCTGTTGCAAGCGTGCCACGAAGTGTAGTTATTGCGGCCATTAGCCTACCAGTGATGCTGGACTTGAATACGGCTGGATGAGACCACGCACTCGGTTAATCAGCTGATAACCCATTCGATAAGGGCTGGCACTGATCCCATCCATGCCTACCCCACCAGTCTGGCTTACTTGTCTTGCTTGCCAGATGTCAACAGCCACGATCATCGCAGCTTCCCGAATGGCTGGGGTTGTCGCATAAGTCTGGGTTTTGTGTTCTGGGCCTCTTGCGTTGCCATAAGGTACTACTTTATGAAAATTTTGATTAGCTGCTGTTTTTGCATATTGCACAAATGAATAACCATTAGGGTAATTAACTTGGCCATATTGATACATAAATACTGGAATTAGATTAGTAGTGCCTGTGCTTGGCGGTATTGTGCCAGTGATTGTGTAAGTGCCATTAAATGTTGAACCACAAGCGCTTACTATTATTTGTTGACCTGTTACAAATGCGTTTGGATTAGCCAGCATAAGTGTTGCCACGTTATCTTGTAATGCTGTGCCTACTACTGGGGCATCATTGTGCCATAAGTATTGTTGGATTAAATCTTCTGCTGTTTGACAAACTTCTTCTACTGTTGCATCGGAGTAGAGAGACCCAATTCCGAGATTCGCTCGCAATTCCGCTGTTGTAACAAACGTGGCTGGCATCTCTACTCCTTTGCTAATAGCTCTCTGGGGCTAGGGCTACTAAACCCCAGAGATTACTTATTGTGTTATTAGATCTTTGCGTACTTGACGATTCCGTAAGGCATTTTAGCGATTGTTGCCATAAAGCCGTAGATAGCCACCTGTACTTGAAGATTCGATACCACGTTTACAGACATGAATGCCTGTGGTG